AGCTCTACGGTGACCAGCCCGGCCCGGCGTTCCTCACCGACGACGGCGCCATGTTCCGCCGCTTCTCGCGCACGCTGGCGAAGGAGGCCGACTTCCTCGACCGCTGGCAGCTCGGCGTGTCGCGCTGCAACACGATCGTGTACTTCAACAACCTCGCTCAGGCCGCCTGACCCCCTTGGGCCTGATCGAACGGACGCTCGACTCGGGGCTGATCCTGCAGGAGTACGGGCAGGATCATGCCTCGCTCGAGCGAGAGCTCAGGAAGCGCGACCCGCTTCTCTCGCTGCAGGGGTGGCCGTCGCAGACGCACCGTCGCATCCTCTGGAAGGTCGTCAGGTACGCCGGCCCCGACCGGCCCCCGGACACCGTCTGTGTCTGGCAGTCCGAGCAGGGCGAGCCGTTCCCGCTCTCCTCGGGGCTGCTCGACCTCGTCGACCGGCTCGACCGCAACACCCGTCACGGCCATCACGGCGAGGACGAGATCAACGAGGCTCGTAACCGGGAGCTCGACCGCCAGGTCGAGCGGGACCGGGAGGCGATCGTCGATGACCACCTGTTCAAGCACGGCCGCCCGCTGCTGCCGCGCTCGCAGTCGCTCCGCATGAGTCGTGACCGCCAACGAGCGAAGGGGAGGAAGGTCTGATGACGAGTCTCTCGCTTACGCCGACCACCCCGACCGCGATCACCCTCGGCGGGACAGGGGGTACGGGAGCGACGGGGCCTGCGGGGCCTGCGGGACCGAGCGGTCCGGCCGGTCCGGCGGGAGCAACGGGGGCGACGGGTCCGGCTGGTGCGACGGGTCCGGCTGGGGCGACAGGCCCGCCGGGAGCGACAGGCCCGCAAGGGACAGCAGGGACGGGCCTCACCTTCAAGGGCAGCGTTGCCACTTCCGCCTCCCTTCCGGGCGGCGCCACGACCGGGGATGCCTACACCGCCCTCGATACCGGCCATGTCTGGACCTGGAACGGCGCCAGCTGGATCGACATAGGGGCTTTCGCAGGCCCGGCCGGGCCTCCGGGGGCGACGGGAGCGGTCGGGTCTCCGGGGGCGACGGGAGCGACGGGGCCTGCGGGAGCTACCGGCCCGGCAGGGGCGACCGGCTCGACCGGCCCCGCCGGCCCGACTGGAGCGACCGGACCGACCGGGCCGGCCGGACCGACCGGCCCGGCCGGGAGCGGCGGCAGCGGCGGGGCGCTCAACCTCGTCACCGACTACGGCCTCTCCACGAGCGCCGGGACGGGGGCGGCGAACGCGGCGGCGATCGTGGCGGCCTTCACCGCCTCCGCGGGCCTGAGGCGGATCTATCTTCCGGCCGGGCGCTACCCCTGCAACCCGTTCCTGTTGCCGAAGTTCCCGATCTACTTCTACGGGGACGGCAAGGCGTCGAGCGTTCTGAAGTTCCCGCAGAGCATCACCTACGCGGTCAGCTACGACAACACTTCCACCGGCAAGGTTCAGGTCGGCTCGCCGTTCTACACGACGGGCAGCGACGGCAAGAGCTCCAGCCGGAACAACGCCTGGACGATCGCCGGGATCGGGTTCGAGGGCGGCGACTGGTCCGGCTCCGCGACCACGAACGCCGGCCTCGACTTCCCCAACTGGGCCAGTGGCGACCGCAACTCCCTGAAGCTGACCATGTACGACGTGGGGATCGGGCTGTTCCAGGGCAACGGGATCCGCTACGAGATCAACGGCCTCTACGGCGACAGTGTCTTCGACGACCTGGAGGTGTTCGCGAACAGCGGCGACGGGGTCGTCCCCGGCAGCGACCAGCGCTGGAAGAACCTGCTCAGCCATGACAACGGTGGCTGGGGCGTGCGGGCCTCGGATCACCGCAACACGCAGTTCATCGGCGGTAAGGCGTACGGGAACGGCCAGGTCGGTCATCTCGCCGGCGGCTACTACATCCGGGGGAACCTGACCCTGATGAACAACCTGTACGCGCAGGACAACAACGGCCCCGGGTTCTGGTTCGACACCGCCACGCTCGTACAGGCAGGGCAGCTGTTCGCAGACAGAAACTGCGTGAACAGCGGCGATGCGTCCGGGATGATCATCAACAACTGCAACGGGATCATCATCGACGGCTACGGCGCCACGGACACCCAGCGCACCACCCAGGCGCACGCGCTCAAGGTCACGGGCACCAATACGCAGGGGGTCGTGCGACTCAACCAGGTTCAGACGAACCTGGGCCTGGGGACGTCGGTGGAGAGCAACTCCGGCGGCGTCACCGTCTACAGCCCGGTTTCCGGGGTCTCCACGGACACCCTCTGGGACACCAAGGGCGACCTGGCCGTCGCGACCGCCGCCGACACCGCCTCGAAGCTCGCGGTCGGCACTGACGGGCAAGTCCTCACCGCCGACTCGGCCCAGACGGTCGGCGTGAAATGGGCTACTGCCGCCGGAGGTGGAGGAGGAGCTCTTGTCCCGAAGATCCGTACTGGCTCGACCGCGAACCGGTGGTACTCCGCTGGTGTCATCACCGCGCAAGCCCCGACGAGCAACGTTGTCACCGCGAACCATCTGCGGGCGCTCCCGTTCGTCAGCCCGCAGGCGATCACCGTCGACAGGCTCGCCGTCGAATGCACCAACGGGGTAGCCGGGAACCTCCGGATGGGCATCTACTCGGATGACGGGAACTGCTACCCGGCATCGCCGCTCGTCGACAGCGGCAGCATCAGCTCCAACACGACGGGTGTCATCACCGCCACCGTCTCGCAGGCGCTCACCGCCGGAACCCTGTACTGGCTCGTGTTCATCGCCAGCGCCGCCCCGACCCTCAGGGCGATGAACATGGCCCAGCTCACCCCGATCCTCGGGTGGTCGTCCACGATCGGCAACAACATCGGGGTCGGCTGGGACGCCTCGTTCACGTTCGCGGCGTTCCCCACACCGTTCACCGCTGGAGGCTCCGCGATCGTCACCGGCGGCGTCGAATCCGTGTTCATCCGGGGTGCGTGATGGCGTTCCCCAGTACGTACGCGGACATTCAGCAGGCCGTGATCGAGAAGGCCACGCTCGACCCCGTCCTCGACCTGCCGAAGACGAAGGACTGGATCAACCAGGTGTACTTCCAGGCGGCCGTCGAGACGGAGGCGATCTCCGGGGAGGCGACGATGTCGCTCACGTCCGGTTCCGGCAGCTACGCGCTCCCGGCGGCGGTCGCGCGGATCCGGCAGATGGCGGTGCAGCCGTCCGGGTCGACCGTGTTCAACGCGCCGCTGATCCTGACGACGCTCGACGAGATTCTGCAACGCCGCCAGGCCGGGCAGCAGGGCTCCTACCCGCAGGCGACCCACTACACCGTGGTCGGGATCAACGGGCTCGAGGTGTGGCCGACCCCGGCTGCCGCGGACGTGATCAGCATCTACTACGTCAGCTACCCGACCGCCCTCTCGGCGAACACCGACGTGCCGGTGTTCGAGGAGCCGTACGCCTCGAAGATCCTCGAGTACGGCGCCCTCGCCGAGGCCGGCGACTTCAAGGGCGACCCGGCGACGGGGCAGTGGGCGGCCGACTACACCGACTGGATGGGCCGCTACCGGGCGCACCTGCAAAGGAAGCGCGGGGTCATCCCGGGGCAGTTCCACCAGTGGGGCGAGCCGTCGGTCAGTTATGGCTACTAGCGCCGGGATCAACGCCTCCTCCGGGAGGCGCGGCTACCTCCGCTACCTGTACGGCAACCACTTCTGGATCCCCGAGCTGCTCGCCGACTTCACTCGCGGGATCGTCCGTGACACGACCCGGGACGCGATCCCCGCGAACGGCGTCTACGAGTGCATCGACTTCCTGCTCGACCGTCCCGGGGTCGCGTACAAGCGGGGCGGGTGTGCGTTCCAGTCCTCCCAGATCGGTGCCGCCGGCTCCGGGATCCTCGTCGCGATCGCCGCGCCCGAGTACCCCGGCGATCCGCGCGTGATCGCGATCGGCTCGACCGGGGCCACTCGCACCCTCTACGACGTCACCGGCGGCAGCGCCGGTGCGGGGATCAGCCTCGGGACGACGGAGCCGTACGAGAACCCGCCGCTCTACGTCGACAAGCTGATCATCACCGACGGCCGCGGAGCGCTTCCGCCGAAGAAGGCGTACCTGTCGGGCGGCTCGGTCGCGGTCGCCGACCTCGGGGGCTCCCCGCCGAACGCGAAGGTCTCCTGCGTCCATGTCAGCCATCTCGTCCTCGCGAACTCGACCGCGAACCCGAACCGGATCTGGTTCAGCCCCGTCCCCGACATCGAGGCGGCCTGGGATACCGCGAACAGCTGGTTCGACGTGCCGCACGAGGTGACCGGGCTCGCCTCCCTGCAAGGGGTGCTGATCATCTTCACTCGCGGCGAGACGTGGCGGATCCTCGGCGACGTCCCGCCCGGGCACCCGAACTTCAACATGGAGTTGCAGCCACTCGCGACCGTCGGCTGCATCGACGCGCGCTCGATCGTGAAGATGAACGGGCTCGTCTACTTCGCGCACGAGTCGGGGATGTACTACACCAACGGGGCCGCACCCGCGTCGATCACGCACCGCGCTGACGCGACCGGGGTCGGGAACCTGTGGGCGGACGCGCTCGCCGGGTACTCGCCGATGCTCGGCTCGGTCGTCTGCGCAGGCGTCTACCTGAACAAGCATCTGTTCGTGACGGTGCGCCACGCCGACACGGATCCGCAGGCTGGTGCCCGCTACCAGTTCCTGTACTACGAGCCGACCGGCAGCTGGGTGGAGCTGTCCGACGGAGTGACGGCGACGATGTACGCGACCTCGTTCGCGCCGATCGTCGAGCTGTACGCCGCCGCCGGCGACTTCGCCGACCCCGTTCGCGCCCTGAAGATGTCGGGGCTGTTCAAGCCATCGGCGTCGAACAAGGCGGACGCGAACGGTGAGGCGGTCGCCCCGACGCTCACCTTCCGCACCCTGACCGACGGGGTCGGGCTGAAGGCGTGGGGCCGAGCGAGGCTCACCTACGACATGCGTGACGCCGCGAGCGACAACCCGACGCTCGCCGTCGCTGCGGCCAGGGGGATGGAGGCGACCAGCTTCGCGACGATGTCGACCTTGGCCGAGAGCACCGACACGGTGCGGCAGCGGTTCTCGGTCGCGTGCGACAGTCAGGCGATGACGATCCGGCTCACGCAGTCGAACGCCTCCGCGATGACGGAGCTGCACGCGCTCGAGGTCGAGTCGCGCCCGTACCCGCGCGCCGCTGAAGGCGTGTAAGTGGCGAAGATCGACTCGGTCTACGACTTCACCGACAAGGCGCTCGTCGAGTTGAAGTCGTGGCTCGAGCCGTGGTTCCTGACTCGGAACGGCCGGGGAACCGAGACCGCCACCGGCGGCACGCTCGCCAGCCGGATCCTCGCCGAACCGTCACTGAGGGGCTACTGGCCGATGGACGACTCCTCCGGTGACGCGCACGACATGAGCTCGTTCAACCAGCCGCTCGTGCCGATCGGCTCTCCCGCCTACTCGCAGCCGGGGGCGTTGAGCGGTTCTCCGCAAACATCGATCCTCCTGCAAGGAGCCGATCAGCCTGCGGGAACGGCGGTCCCGACCCACGACATGTTCCAGGACAGCTATCGCCCGAATCTGGCCCTCAACGGTGGCGATGCGACCGTCATGTACCTGGTCTACCCGACCGCGTACCCGCTTACCAACTGCGGGATCACGCAGTACGGGGACCCCTACAGCGCCGGCGGCTCATCGCTGACGGGCCATTTCACACAGTTCCGGTCCGACGGGCAAATCTACTGGAGCGTCGGTGCGACCCAGGTGGCCCAATCCGTCGTTTCGGTGCCGCTCGCCGCGTGGACGCACGTCGCCTGCACCCGCTCGTCCTCCGCCCTCTCGATCTACCTGAACGGCAGCCTCGTCGCGACCCAGACGACCGAGGCGGTAGCGATCGGGACACCGGATCACTTCAAGGTCGGCTGCTCGATCACCGGCACCGGGGGCATCAACTACTACAACGGCCGGATCGCCCACGTCGCGCTGTTCAGCGACGACCTCCCCGCCGCCACGATCGCGGCGATGGCCGCGAGCGGCGTCGTCGTCGACGACGCGCACGTCGCAGTACGGACAGTGACGGCCACCTACGCGATCACCGCCGCGGACGAGATCATCCTCGCGAACGGGACGTTCACCGTCACGCTCCCGACCGCCGTCGGTGTCGTCGGGAAGCGGTACACGGTCAAGAACACCGGGGTCGGCACGATCACCGTCGCCCGCACGAGCAGCCAGAACATCGACGGGGCCGCGTCGAACCTGAGTCTCTCGACGAGCAAGCGAGCAGTTGTTCTCGTCTCCGATAACGCCGGCTGGCAGATCGTCGGCGACTACCTCTAGGAGCCGCTCATGGCATCTCCACTTCGTTACAGCGCAGCGCCGACCTGGAAGTCCGATCCCAGGTCCGGGATGGTCGCGCTGGCGGGCAACAAGGTGATCATGCCCGGCACCTACCAGTGGCCGAGCCAGGGCGGCGGCTACAAGATCTACCAGAGCAAAGGCCCGGGCGGCCGCCTGTTCCGCTCCTACAACCCGCAGATCCTGGGGAAGCAGAACATCGGCAGGGGGAGCGAGTACGCCTGGCAGTGGTCGCCGCAGAGCGACTACGCGCAGTTCGCGGCGGCGCGGAAGCAGGCCGGGAAGCAGGCGCCCGCCGGGAAGAGCACCACCACCCCCGCCACCACTCCAGCCGCGACCGGCGCCCCCGCGACGGGCGGCTCAGCGGTCGGTACTGCGCTCGGCGGGAGCGGCGGCTCGAGCTCGGGCGGTCTCGCGTCGAACCCGTTCCTCACCGACCCCGGCTACCTGTCCGCGCTCTCGGCCGAGCAGACCGGCTCCCAGCAGGCAGACAACGCGCTCAAGGCGGCGCAGGAGCAGGCGATCGTCCAGTTCGGCGACCCCTCCCTGGCGCAGGCGGCGGGGTTGAACATCAGCCCGTTGACGGCGGCGATGGCGCAGGCGAACACGGCCGCGGGCACCTCGACCGTCGCGGGGCTGCAACGGACCCGGGACGACAACCAGACGAACATCCTCGACTCGCTCGCCGCGCACGGGGCGCTCGACTCGGGGCAGACCGGGTACGCGACCACGCGCAACCAGCAGGCCTACGGGCAGGACCTGTACGGCGGGCTGCAGACGGCGCTCGCCGGGCTGAACAGCGCGGCGGCGTCGGACGTGTCGACGAAGCAGGGGCTGCGCTCGGACACCACGAAGGCGCTCACGGGCGCCTACGACACGATGGTCGCGAACCCGGCGCTCTGGGGTGCGGCGGACACGGGCGGGCAGAAGGCGGCGATGAACTCCGCTGCCACGGCGCCGGTCGCGCAAGCGTTGTCGCCGAACAACCGGGCAGGGGCGCTCGGGCCGAAGCCCCCCGCCCCGCCGAAGCTTGCGGCCGCGAACGCCTACGCGGCCGGGACCGCTAGAGGAGGGAGAGCAGGCTGATGGCGATCCAGAACGGACCTCCGTCTCGCGGCTCGAGCACGCCGGCGCGCCGCGCCCCGACGAACTTCAAGGTCATGCGCGGGAACGTGGCCGCGCCCGCGGCTGCGACCGCGCCCGGAGCAGGTGGTCTTCCGGGAGACGCGGCCGCGCAGGCGAACCTGATCCTCGCGCCGCAGCTCGCGCAGCAGGCTGCTTACGGGCAGCAGCAGAACACCGCGATCCGCTCGTTCGCGAACGCGCTCCTCGGGAAGCTGCAGCCCATCGCGAAGCAGGTCGGCGGTGACTACAACCAGGCGATCAATCAGATCGGCGGCCTCTCGGGGCAGGCGGCGCAGTACCTGAACGCGCAGAACCCGACCCCGGTGCAGCAGGCGCTGCTCTCCTCGGTCGGTGCTCCGCCGGAGCAGCAGGCGCAGAGTGCGCTGCAGCTCGGGAACACGTTCCGGGGCGGCGCCGGCGCGCTCGCGTTCACCCAGGGTGTCGTCCCCGGCTCGGAGCTCGCGGGCGACAAGGCGGCGGCGCAGGCCTCGGCGAGGCAGCTCCCCGGGATCGCGGCGTTGAAGGGGCAGCAGGACCTGGCCTCCGCGTTGTTCAACCAGTCGCAGAACCGGATGAAGCTCGAGGCGACCCGGCCTGGGCTGGTGGCCGACGCGCAGTCGCAGATCGACCTGAACGCCAACCGGGCCGCGACGCTCGCACAGGGGGATCGGCGGCTCACCGACCAGGAGACAACGGCCGCGACTACGGCCGACTACAAGAACCGGGCGCTGGCCGCGTCGACCAACTACAAGTACGACGCGCTAGCCACGTCGACCGATTACAAGAACCGGGCGCTGGCCGCAACCAATACCTACCGGCAGAGCCAGATCGACCAGAGCCAGCAGCGGACCGACCTCGGCTACACGAAGGTCGCCCAGTCGGCTGCCGACAAGAAGGCCGACCGGGCCGCGACGAAGGCCTACCACGACAGCTACCTCGCCCACCTGACGGCAGGGGACAGTGAGCGTGTCGCGCACGACAAGGCGACCGAGGCCGCGAGCGCGGAGCGGGCTGCGATCGCACAGCAGAACGCGGACACGGGTGTCTACAACGCGAACACGTCCCGGATCAACGCGGGGACGTCGCGACAGAACGCGCAGACGTCGAGGATCAGAGCGCAGACCGCTGCGAACAAGCCGCCGTCGGCGACAGCACCGACCACGAAGACGGTCAACGGCGTCACCTACCAGTGGGATCCGGCCAGAAAGGGGTACGTGCGGGCGCCGGGGCTGCCTACGGCGACACCGAAGAAGAAGGGCGGCAGCCTCTCCACGGAGCAGGCGCGGAGCGAGACCGCGAGAATCGACGCCGGACTCAAGACGATGCAGACCGGGGTGGCCCCGGACGGCACCAAGCATCCGGTGATCACCAGCAGGGACGCCGCGATAGCCGAGCTCGAGGCGGAGGGCTACTTCTCCTCGCCGGTGCTGAGACGGATGGCGCTCAAGATTCTGAACCGTTACTACCCGCCCCCGGTGACCGTGCGTAGCAAGGGGCCGTTCGGGGTGCAGGCGACGGCGGCGCCGTGAGCTCGTACTTTCCGAGCCGCCCTGGCGTCCTCGGCCCGCCCGCTCCGAAGCCGCCGCCGACGCGCACCGTAAACGTGCGCGCTCATACCCGCACCGTCCCGGTGAAGGTGAAGACACCGGCCACGACCACGGTCACTACACCGAGCCTCAGGACAAGCGAAGCCTCGACCGTGAGGCGGTACAAGCCGAGCTTCGCCAAGGAGCCGGTCGCCGGGTACGACACGGTGCAGGTGAACCCGGACGGGTCGGTGGCGAAGCAGGGCAGCTACCAGCCTGGTGTACGGATGGTGAAGCGCCCCTACTACACGAACACGAACACGCTCGCGAAGAAGGCCGGGCCTGCCGGGCAGGAGAGCACGCAGTGGAACGCGGCGACGGTCGCGAAGGCCAAGCAGATCCAGGTCGCGAACTACGGGAAGCCGGGCTACATCGCCCGCTCGCTCGTCCCCGGTGGCCTCGAGGGCGGAACGACGAGCGTCACCAAGGCGATCACCCGCGGGGCGCAGGTGGCGTCGAACGTTCTCCCCGGCGGCGGGGTCGGCGAGGCTGCCGGTCTCCTGACCGGGCTCAGGGGGCTCAAGGTTCTCCGGGGTGTCAAGGACGTGGCCGAGGCCGCGCCCGCGGCGACTGAAGCAGCGGCCACAGCGGCCCATACCACCGACGCAGCCGCGACTGTCCGTGGCGCCATGCCGGGCGCGAAGACCCTCCGCGGGAAGCAGGAGGCCGGGTACTCGGTCGAGCGGTCGAAGCGGGTCGCTGCCGCCCGCGTCCACCTCGAGAACCCCAATCTCTCCCCGGCCGAGCGGATCGGGAAAGCCAAGGGCGAGTTGGCGGGTGAGCTTCCGAAGATCAACTTCAAGGGCTTCACCGAGTTGAACGACCAGTCTGTACAGGCGCTCCAGACCCACATCCTCGACCACCCGCATCTTCTCCCCTTCCAGAAGATCCGCGCCTCGGACGCGCTCACGAACGCCCTCACCGGGAAGGTCCCGACCCGCAGCGAGATCACCCTGCTCGAGCACGTCTTCGGGAAGAACACCGCCGCCGGCCTGGGCGCGATCGCCGGGCATCCCCTCAAGGACAAGGTGTTGAACGCGCTGAACATCCCGCGCTCGCTGATGTCCTCGTTCGACCTGTCGGCGCCGTTCCGGCAGGGGCTGATGGTTTCCACGCGCCACCCGACGATCTTCGCCCGGAACTTCGGCTCAATGATCAAGGCGTTCGGGAGCGAGCGCGTCTACCAGGGGATCCACGAAGACATTCATGCGCGACCGACTTTCCCGTTGATGGAAGCGGCGAAGCTGCCGCTCACCGACCTCGGCCGCGACGTGAGCGAGCGCGAGGAGCGGTTCGCGTCCAACTACGCGGAGACGCTGACCGGCGGCAAGTACAGCCCCGTCCGCGCCTCCGGCCGCGCCTACACCGGCTTCCTCGACAAGACCCGCGCCGACGTCTTCGACCACCTGATCAAGAGCGCCCAATCCCAGGGCATCAACGTGCAGGACCAGCACTTCCTGGAGAGCCTCGGCAGGTACGTCGGCTCTGCCACCGGCCGCGGCGAGCTCAGGCATTTCAAGGAGGCCGCCCCGGCGTTGAACGCGATCTTTTTCTCCCCCCGCCTGATGGCCTCCCGCTTCAACTTCCTCAACCCGGCCTACTACGCCCGCCTGCACCCGTTCGCGCGAAAGGAGGCTCTCCGCTCGGCGCTCCAGCTCGCCGGGACAGCGACGACGCTCGTCGGGCTCGCCTCACAGATCCCCGGCGTCAAGGTGCAGACCGATCCGAGGAACCCGGACTGGGGGAAGATGCGGATCGGCAACACTCGCCTCGACATCGGCGGCGGCTTCCAGCAGGAGCTGCGGTTCCTCGCCCAGATCGCAACCGGACTCGCGATCAGCTCGACGACCGGGAAGAGGCTGAGTCTGACGGCCGGGGGGTTCGGGCAGCCGACGAGGCTCGACATCGCGCAACGGTTCTTCATGGGGAAGGAGTCGCCGATCGCGAGCCTGGTCACCGACTGGCTGCGAGGCTCAACCCAGATCGGGCAGAAGTTCTCGTGGAAGTCGGAGGCGGCGGGACGGATGACCCCGCTGCTCGGCCAGGATGCCCTCGACCTCTACAAGGAGCAGCACGGAGGGATGAACGGCCTGATGGCGGCGCTCGCCGGCTACGGGATCGGCTCGGTCGGGGTCGGGGTGCAAACCTACGGCCCGCCGGCGCCCAAGACGAAGTCGAGCGGCTACTTCGGCGGCTCGAGCTCGGGCGGCGGCAGCCCCTACTTCTCTGGTTCGTCGCCGTCGGGCGGCAGCGGGTACTTCGGGAAGTAGCCGTCCATCTCCCAGTAGTACGTCGGCTCGTCACGGCTCGGGAACAGCGAGTCCCACACGTAGGCGAGCAGGAAGCCGACGACAACGAAGACCAGGAGCCAGCTCCACCCATCGAGCAGCGTCTCTCTCATGGCGGCCCAAGGTACACGCCGAGAGGGCCTGGTCGCACTAGCCGAAAGACCTGACCGGAAGGGGAAGGATGGAACTTCGCTTCTACAGCCCCATGCGTCAGCTACGGGAGATCGAGGCGCTACTAGTCGAAATCAACGGAAAGGTGGAGGAGATCATGACGACACAGGAGCAGTTCGACAGCAGCTTGCAGGAGTTCCTGACCGCGTTCGACGAGCTTGTGGCGGCGGTCGACGACGCGCTCTCGGGCACGGCGGCGACCGACCTGAGCGAGGAGGACTCCGCGATCCAGGCGGCGACCGACAAGGCGCGGG